GCCTTGGCGGGGTAGGGGGTCCTCAGGCCTAAAAACTGCAGCGTTCTGTTTGTTGCGTGTTGCGACGCGTTGCCCTCGGCGGGCGTTGCATGTGCGGCAGGCGCCTACCAGGTTGTCACGGTTGTACGGGTCTCCCCCGTCCGCAATGGCTACCAGGTGGTCGGCTTCGGTGGCTTTGTTTTTGCCGCACCAATGGCAGACAGGTTGGGCGTCTAATACTTCGCGTCTGAGGCGCTTCCAGCGTTCTGTGTTGTAGACCCGTTTAGTCATGGGCTGGCCACCAGGCCCCGGCGTGTTTGCCGGTGATTGCTATGCGTTCGGCTCGGGTCATGCCGCCCCAGTAGCCGTACAGGTCGCCTAGGGCCTGCAGTTGTAGCGCTAATGCTCGGCACTGGGCGATCACGGGGCAGGTGTCGCATATCGCTTTTGTGGCGGTTGGTGTGGCGCCTTTGGGGAAGAATGCATCGGTTTTGCCTCGGCAGGCTGCGTCGTCTTCCCATCGTGTCATGTTGGGCGTATGGCACCGGCACCGTTGCATCTGTCGCATTTGGTGGCGTCGTCTGGGCCGTCTGGCAGGTAGCCGTGCCCGTTGCAGGTCGGGCATAGCCCGATGGCGTGTTCCGTGTACAGCACGCTGCGTTCTGCGTTGGCGCCGTGGGGGCAGTGGCAGGGTATGGCGGTGCTGTAGTTGCGTCCCCTTAGTTGCATGTCTTTGCCGGCTTTCCAGCCGACGCCTGCGCACGTGTCGCAATCGTCTTGGTAGGTGCTGCGGCTGATGCGGGTTCGCTTCAGTAGGTCACGGAATGTGTAGAAGTTGGGCCAGCGGCCGGCGCCGCCTTCCAGGTGGGCGGCGAACGCTGCAGCGACCTGGTCTTTGTCGTACTTCGCGAGTAAGGCCGTCCAATCGGCAAGGGCTTCGGCGTCTCCGTGGAACGGTGCCCGTGCGGGCCTTAGGCGGCGTTCGATGGTTTGCAGTATTTCGGTGGCTTCGGTGGTGAGCATGTCGGGTCGCTCCGTTCGGTCAGACCCTCCCGCTGCGCTCCGGGGCTTCCCTCTCTCCGGTGGTGGTGGCAGTGGTTGGGTTGATTCTAGTAGGTCTGTCAAGGGGTCTATTTTAGGGGGTCTGAGCAGGGCGGTACCGGTTTTCGTGTTTTGGTACCGCAACGTCCACAGCCCTGTGGACTACTGGCCGTTGGCGCGCAATAGCGCTTCGTTCAGATGGTGGATTCGCTGCGCGTCATCTTCCAGCATGGCGATGGCGTCCCGAATCAGGCTCGGGTCAATGGCGGTGACCCGGCCGAGGGCGGCGACAATGTCGGACCGGTTGCGGGGCTTGTCTGTCGGGTTCATTTCTGGCCTTCCTTCGTGTTGTGTTCGGCTCGCAGGGCGCAGGCCCCGCACAGATAGCGGTAGTTCGGGTTGGTGCCGAGCCGTTGGTATCGGCGCTGGCATCCCAGGCACTTGCCGGTGGTAGTCATGTCGTCCCGTCCAACAGGGCTTCAAGGGCTGCGTTCACGTCCTGCAACGCTGTCAGATTGGCCAGGCCGTGAATCAGGCCGGTGATGCACACCATTTCGACAATCAACCGGGCGTGCGTGTTGATGCTGACCGAGCCGGTGCGCAATTCGCTATCAACGTCGCCCAGCAGGTCCCTGCAGCGTTCCAGTTCCTGCATTGCCAGTTCCAATGGGGTCATTTGCATTGCCTTTCCGTGTCTCGCTTGTCTCGTCTGATTAGGGCGCCATCTATGTCGTGCACAAACTTGGCTTCGTCTATGGCCTCGGTCAGCACGTCGGCTTCCCACGTCATCCCGAGGGCCTGCAGGCGGTCCCTGACTATTTCCAATTCCTGATGCAGCAACAGGCCCACTATCTGGCCTTCCGTAGTCGTTTTTCGATTTCCCACCAATCAGCGGGCCGCCATAGGTAGTACTCGGCCCCGCCCGCTTCCAGCATGGCCCGCCACGCCTGTTGCGCTTCGGTGGGGCGGCCCTTGGCAGTCTTCAGTTCAGCGAAGATGACGCCGGCCGGGCTGGCTAATACCAGGTCGGGGAAACCGGCGTGCCCGGTGTAGGCGGTCAGGTGGTGGCCGGTGATGGTGCGCACCGTGCGGGGGTGGAAGATGCGCCAACCGAAGTACTGCGCCAGGTCCACGATGGCGCCTTGGAATTGGGCTTCGGTCAGGTTGTCGGGCAGGACGCGTCTTGTGGTCATGCGTCCGGTAATCCCTGCAGGCGGTCGATTTCTGACCGGCATAGGTCGAATTCCTGTTCTGCCGCAGAATCAGCCTTCACGCCTTTGCGCTTCTCTAGGACGCGCAGAAATTTCACCATCTTGTCAGTGGGCGTATCCCGGCTGTAAGACGGTTGCCCGGTATCTGCAGGCCCCGAGGGGTTTTCGGGGGCTGTCTGGGCCGTGTGGGTGCGTTTGGCGGCCAGTTCACCCGCTTTTACTTTGCGCATTTCTTCTTGGGACGGTCTGCGGTCGGGGTCGTGGCCGGCTACGCCCATGTTGGCCAGCGCGCGGCCGACAGCACTGGTCTCGCAATTTTCTACGTGGCTGGTGGCGTTGACGCCTCGGTCCGTGGCGTGTTCCTCGGCCCAACCGGTGGCCCGCAAGATGTCGCCTTCGTACAGTTCGGCACGGAACACGCACCAACCGGGGGCGTGGTGCACCAGGTGCGTTATGACCCTCGGGTCCGCTTCGCGGTCGTGGGCGTCGGACAGCCAGCGGGCCAGCCGGGCCGCTACCGGTTCGTAATCGTTCAAGTTGAATGCCATGTCATGCCTTCCAAGTGGTGTGATGGGTGATTAGGTCGCTGATGGGTCGCAAACGATCTTGGTGTAGCCGCCACGTTGGATGGGTTGGTGATTTTTCCCATTGGCCGCAGGTTTCGACGTCGGCTTTCCACGCCCAACCGGCCAACTTGACCCGGTTGCGTTTCACGACGGCCAGCACAAACGGCCTGTCGTCGGTGTCGTAGTCGTGGACGTACAGATGTGCCGGGTCGTGTTCCGTGGCTCGTACTTCGTAGGCCCCGGCGTCAGCGGGGAGCCGGTCCACGTCGTCAAGCGTTGGGGTCTCCCAGTAACTGCCGAAAAACTTGGCTACAGCCAGTTCACCGATGGCGCCGATTATCTGGTACTGCCAGTTATTGCCTCGGGTTTCGACACCGTGCAACGGGCGTTGCTGCCGGTTCCACATAGACAGTTGGCGGCGTGCTGCCACTTCGACCGCTTGGCGCACTTCGTAGTGGGCCAGCGTCACGATGACGTATTGCATGGCGGTCAGCCGCAGTAGTCGCCCGACATGTACCAGGGCGAAAATCCGCACCGGTAACCGGCGTCTTCAGCGACCTGGTAGACGATGCGGGCTATCAACAGGTTGACGGCCGGCACCAACAGGGCTTCCCGGTTGTATCCCAGGTCGCGAACCATGTGCGACCAGGTCGCCCAGTTGATCTGCGTCAGGCCGTAGTCACGGGTCGGGCTGACGGCCTCGGCCAGGCACCGGGATTCGTTCCACATGACACGGTCCAGTGTCGGTAACGATTCTTCGGGCCAGCCCATAGAACGGGCTGTGTCCCACCACTGCGGGCACTTCGCCCCATCAGCGACCGGAAGGCCCGGTGTGCCCGTAGTGGTGGTGACGTCCACCAGGGGGGCCGTGCGGGGCGCCTCGGTGGTGGTCGTGGTGGTCGTTGTCGTGCTCGGCCAGGTGGCCAGCGTCGAATATTCGACCATTAGTTCGTATTCGCTCGGCATGTCTTTAGTCAGCCAGCCGAGCGGTAGCAACGTGAGAATGACAAACAACGCAAGTTTCATGATGGGCCTTCCTAACTGTGATGGGGCCATCATTATGCGCACACCGGCCTAGGGCCGGTCAAGAATGGTTAAGCCAGACCCATTGCGGCGGCCGTCTTCGGCCCCACGATGCCGTCAACGGTCAGCCCGTTGGCTTTCTGGTACTGCCTGACCCGCTTGTCTGTAGTCGGCCCAAATTCACCGTCAACGACGATGGGGGCACGCCCGCTGCTGTTTTTGTAACCGGCGTCACGCAACACGGTTTGGACCTGGCGCACAGCGTCGCCCTTCGACCCGAGCCGTACCGCCTTCCAAACGCTGACAGGCGCCGAGGGAGCCGCAGGGACGGTGTGCGTCGCTAGGCGTTCGTCAACCGGGCGGCCATCGGCCCAGGCCTCAGCGGTCGTCTCTACATGCAAGTGATCGTTACGGCCGCCAGGCGGGCGGTCAATCCATCCCCGACCGGCCTGCCAGTACCGTTGCGCCCAGTAGTCGTGGACGCGTTGAATGCCCAACACGGGGGCGTTATCGACAAGCCACGGGATTACTTCGGTTTCAATTACCGACCGGTCAGGGCCTTGGCGGTATGACATGTCCTGTGCGGCCCCGAAAGCGTGAGCGCTCCACTTGCTGCCGCCCCTGATCGGACGGACCGCATAGCACCCCAAATTGGTCAGACCCCAACGGGCATGGCAGTAGTCCAGGATGGCTCGCAGGTTAGGGCTACAGCCGTCGTAGGGGGCGCCGGGGCGCCTTCCGTCATGCCAGTTGGTGTACATCAGTGCTCGGCCTTCGGCCCAATGATCGGGGTGCTGGCCTTGCCGCCACGGGCTGCGATGCCGTTACCCACCGCATAACCCAAAATGGTGCCGAGCATCCCGGTGCCGGCCTCGGTCGGGATGCGGTTCACGGCCAGCAGGACCGTGATGCACACCATTCCTGCGAGGGCGATAAACGCCTTACTTGGGTTCTCTAGGTTCACGGGTCAGCCTTTCGTAAAGTTCGACAGCACCAAGGCGAGCACGCCAAGGCCGAGCAGTAGCAGACCGTTACGCATCGGGGAACTTTTCCGTTCCTACCGCCTGGTCAATCCATGCTGACCATTCTTCTGTGGTCATCGGGCGCACTTCGTCGTCAATCTGGCAGTTGACCGTGCCATCTGGGTAAAGGGCTACCAGTTCGTCACGTGTCCATGTCTCAGCCATTGTTGTACCCATAGACCCTGATTGTTCCGCTTCTCATGTCGCCAGTAACTGCTACAAGCGTAAAACCTGTGTAGGCCGTTGTATCGGCAAGGATGCCGCCGAACCATCCGCCGTACGCAGAGGCACCGAACGTGCCGTTGATAGTTGTTCGTCGTGCTGCATTCGGCCCGCCGATGTCCATGCTCGTGAAAGTATCGGTTGTTGCTCCGATCAAACCGATGCCCAAGTTGGCGCCGTTGTTTGACCGGCTTGTAGTCGTGTCGCCGCCGTCGGACCGGTCACGGTACAAACTGCCGTAGTAGCCGGTCGTGGTGGACCCGAATTGGATGGCGAGAATGTTGGTCCCGGCAGGGCCGTCAATTCCTTCGACGATGACCCGGTAGTTGTCGAAGTCGCTCGAAAACACATTCGTGACAGCCACGGTAGTAACGGTGGGACTCGCGGCGATGGTTTGCGTTTTGATATGAACTAGACCGCTCGCCGTGGCCCGGGCGATGTCCAGCCATGCGGTGCCGGTGTAAAACGTGAACCGGTTCACGTCCTCCAGATAGGCCAACATGCCTTCGTCCAGCACGCCAGATAGGGCGGTATCGCGCGCCGACGCGTCGGCAAACGTCATGGCAGTTTGACGCATCAAATAGCCGTCAACGTCGGCAGCGGTCAGGATGTCGCCCGCCGCAAAGTCTTTGAATCCGCTTCCCATGTTTGGCCTTCCTAGTAGGACAGCACCGCGTCACCGTCCAGCACGCCTAGCACTGCGTCGTCCAAGGTGAACCCGGCTTCCTGCAGGCTTGACGTTCTAAACGTAACACGGTGGTTACTGGTGTCGATGGTGTGTTCTATGCCTTCAACCAACACGTACCGCTCAATTTGTGTGCCGCCTGGTGGTGTGAACACGACACGCACCGGGTCGCCCAGTTCGATACCGCACACTGTCGCAGCCTGCATCGTGGTCAGGCCAGCCAGGGACACGGTCAGTGCGTTGAACCGCACTTCCGGGGTGGCGTATTTGTTGACCAAGTATTCAGCGTACGACTCGGCGTCAACGTCACTGTTGAATAGCAACCCGTCTTGGGTCACCGTGCGAATGTCGTACAGGGCTTGGCTGGCCGTGTTGTCTTCGACCTGGGGGCTGCCGCCGAGCCGGGTGACAACGGCCCGGTTGAATAGCAGGTCTGACCCGACGGTGACCGCAATGTCTTGGTAGGGGATGCCTGGCCCGTCGTCCCGGAATTCTGGTACGCCGGTGGTGCTGACAGCGCTGTCACGTTCCTGGTATGTCAGGACCCCGTCAGCGGCAGCGAACAGGCGCCCCGCCTCGGTCTGCGACACCAACTGCAGGTAGGTGAGTACATCCGTGCCGTCAGCGACGGTGTCGGCCTGCAACGTGGTTTGGCCCGTTTCGACGTCACGAAGGGCGGCGGGGAAATCAACTTCGGGCCGGTCAAGGATGGCGTTTACCCTGGCGCCTGACAGTTGGCTAGTTGTGGTGTGGCCGTCCATCTGTATGCGGCCGAGGCGGGCCAGCGTGTCGGACAGGTAGGCGCTGGCTCGGGCTTCACCGTCTAGGAAAAACGCTAGGTCCCAATCGTCGACTAGGCCGTCAAATATTGGTGTGCCCCCGGCGCTGATCGTGACCCGTTTGCCGGGCACAATGTTGGCCGAGTACAGGCCGCCGCCCGTCGGGTTGTAATCACCGTCCCGGTTTTCGGTGACGAACGCTGCTGTTCCGACCGTGATTTCGTCCAGCCATCGGGAGCGGCCACGCCTTGTGGTCACGCTGATGACATCGCTAGTGATGTCCGTCGCAATGTCACCGGCCAACACATACGTGGCGCTGTCCAGTTCCCCCGCCACCGGGTCGGACAGAATGAACACGGGCGTTGTGGGTACGTCAAAGTACGCCACCACCGTGGTGCCCAAGGGCAGGTGTGTCACCTACGCCACCCGGCCCCGTTGCGGCGTTCGTAGGCGCTTATGGATTCCACGACCGCTTGCCCGATGCTGCCGGGGTCGCCTACTCCGGCGTTGACCGTAATGTTGTTGACCATGCCCGATGTGGCCGACGATGCGCCGCCCAAGAATCGCAGTTCGTCCTGGGCAACTGCCCGATATGTGTCGCTGGCGCTAATCAGGGCGCCGAGGCGCTCGGCACCGGCAATGTCTCCGATTTCGACCCGGTACAACAGGGTCTTTTCAAGTTCGGCCGGGATGTAGCCAAGGGTGTCGGACAGGGATTGCACGGCCCGGTAGGCATCACGCATGGCGGTTTCAAACGCTTCGGAACCGGGTTCCAGCCCTTGCAGTTCGGCGCTGACGTTCGACAGTTCGCTAGAGAACTTGGCGAACGCGTCTTCGCGGTCCAGTTGTGTGTAGAACGCTTGCAGTTCCCAACTGGCAGCGTTAACCGCAACTTTGGTGGATTCCAGCGCCGGTATTAACGCCTGTTCCATCATCGCGGCGCTGATCTCGGCGGCGATGGTGTCTTCCGCGATGCTGTCAGTGTGCGCCTGCCAGGACGGTACCGCTTCGTCAACAACTTTGCCGGTGGCGGTAACGCTGTCCTGCACGGTCAGGAACCCGGCTTCGATCTTGGGGATGTCGGGCAGTAACGGAAGTTTGTTCCAGGCGTCAATCAGCAGGTTGACCCCGTCCACAATGCCGGCCATAACCGCTTTCGCCTTGTCCCACAGCCACTGGAATAGCCAGGTTAGGCCGTCCACGGCCTTGCCGAGGATGTCGAATTTGGCTTGCAGCGTGACGATGACCGCAATAAGCGCAATGACGATGCCGACACCGGTGGCGACCCACAGCGCAGTGAATGACGTGCCAAGCGCAGTGTTCAGGGCGGTTGTCACTGCGGTGATGACGCCCCACGCCTTCATGGCGATATTGGCGGCGACGATGGCGCCAGCGAAAGCGCCGACAGCCCCGCCGATCGCCAAGATCAGTTCCGTGTTATCCCCGACGAACGTGGCGAGGCGTTCCAGGTAGGGCAACAGTTTTTCGATAATCGGCAACAGGGCGTAGCCGATGGCCTCGGACGCGTTGTCCATTTGGATTTGCATACGTTCGAAGCGGCCTTCGACCGTGTTTGCTGCGTCGGCAGCCGCCCCGCCAAACGTGCCCGCCAACGCCTGGAACACTTCGTCAGCGTCAGCGCCCGAGCGCACAACAGCAGTGATGGACGGGTCAAGGCGCTGCAGGGCTGTCATTTGGCCTTGGGCGGCCTTAGACATGGCCTCAGTCACGGACCCCAGGTCTTTGCCGGTGGCGGCGCTGATGTCCAACGCGAGACCCAACAGGTCTTGTGCCTCGGACAGGTCGCCGGTGCCACGCACCAGGTTGGCCAAGGCCGGGCGTAGTTCCGCGTCCGACACGGCAACGGCCAGTTCCATGCTCGCGATAAATTCTTCGTTCGCTGCAATGGCGGCGTCAGTGGCGCCGGTCGTGGCTTGCAACTGGCGTGCCAATTCGGCTTGCTGCGCTGCGTCCTCGGCAGCGGCCTTAACCGACACCACCCCGGCAGCGGCCAAACCCGCCAGGGCGGCCGTGGCAGGCAAAAACGCTTTCTTCAGCGCTAGCGCAGCCTTTTGGCCGGTCGTCTCCAGTTTTTCAAAATCGCGCCGGGCCTTGTTGATGCCTGCCGGGTTCCAGTCGGAGATAAGGGGGATTCTGATTCCACTAGCCAAGTTGGTAAATCTCCCTCTGGAATTGCCGCACCGTGTTGTCTACAGCGTCTTGCAGGCCCTTCATGATGGAAGGCAACTTGGCTTCCAAGGCGGGGTACATGGTGCGTGACGCTTCCTGCCCGGTGAACCGGTTTAGGCGATCGATCATGGCCCGGCCCCTGGTGCCGCCCTCTGACCCTTTGCCTTTGCCGTCGGCCCGGCCCGCCATGTCGACGATGGCGCCCACGGCCGATGTCTGTTGGAACGTCAGCAACGGGATGCGTGGGCCTTTGCTGCTGCCCTTGTAGGTCACTTTCACGCCGCTGCGGGCCTTGGACAGGGTGTACGGGCCGAGGCCACGTGGCCAGTTGTACCAGTTGTCCAACGGGGATTCCGTGGGCAGCAGTGACCGTGCGGCAGCGATCAGCGGGCTGGCCTCGGCTTTCATCTGCGCTTGTATTTCTTTGCGCAAGCCGGGGTCAAGGCGGTTTAGGCGCACCACAACTTCAGCCAGACCGTTGGTCTCTATTGTGAAGTCATTTTCTGCCACGGTTGCGGTGCTGTTCTTCTAGGACGCTCGCCACCGTGGCTAGGTCACTGGTGGTGAACGGTATTTGTGGGGGCCACCAACCGACAGCGACTAGCAGTTCTGCTAGTTGTCGTCGGTGGGTGCCCCTTGGGTAGGGTGCGCGTCGTCCTGGTCGACCACGTCAACTTTGCGGGTCTTCTTGATGAAGTCGTCAAAGACGGCGGGGACGGTGTGGCCGGCCTGGTGGGCCGCCTGGTACGCCATAAACGCCAGGTCCTCCATGCCGATGCCCTTAGCCAGGTCGGACGCTCGGCGCTTGTACTTCCGTTCCCATTCGACGATCACCGTCATGTCGGTTTCGACTTCGTAGACGTCACCGGTCTTGGGTGTCACTCTGAGTCGCAGTTGCATAGTGGAACCCTAGTCAGGAAACCGCGCGCACAAGGGCGCCGCCACGGAACGTGACGTCAACCGTCTGCAGTGCGCCAACGCTGGCGTTGATCGGCGTGAAGGTCTCCAGGTAGCCGGTCATGGTGTACACCGGGTTGGTGGCCGACGCGGTTCCCGACTCGGCGCCGACGATGACGGCCACGTTGGTGCCGAGGATGCCAGCCAACTTGGCTTCAACTTCGGCGGCCCCGTAGGACAGCATCAGCGTGATGGTGATTTCGTTGTTCTGCAGGCCCGTGGTGTACGTGCGGGCCGATTGGCCGAACGTGGTGGACTCCAGCGCTTCGTACGTGAAGGTCACGACAGCGCTGGACGCCTGGTCCGTGAAATCGGTGCCGTCAATCGACACGTAGGGGCTGCTCAGGACGGTGGTGGTCATTGGGTTTGTCTCCGTTTCAGGTGCGGCGGGTTGCTACTCGGGCGGTCATGTCGTAGGCGGGCACGTTCTGGTCACCGATAAGGGCCGTGGACGGGCCAACCGTGGTGATGCCACCCAAGGCCTGGTGAATCGTGTTAGCGGTCGTTAGCAGATAATCGGCGCTGTCTTGGTTGCCTGGCGGGGCCGCAAGGATGCGCATGGAAATGGTCACGTCCACAATGTTGCTGTTAAACACGTCAGCGGACGGCAGTTCGACGAAGACGGACATTGGGCGTGCGTTCCGAGGGTCGGTGACGACGACAAGGCCCGCGGCCTGCAGCCGGGTCACAACGTTGCTGTAGGCCTCGGCCAGTACGCCGGTCGCTGCCATGTCAGCCCACCTGTGGGCGGCCCACGCCTAAAAGCTGTTTGATGCGGGCCATGGTGCCGAACGGGACAGCGGTCCCGGTCTGGTCGAAACTGGCGAAACTGTCGACGCTGCCACGTTCACGGTACAAACTGCCCGCCATCATAATGGTGCCCAGTTTGGCCGAGGGGCACGGGCTGGTGACCGGGCTGTCTTTGTAACCGGCTTCGTACCTGACCCGGTAGGCGTAGCAGTTGGCCGCTTCCACGCAATAGTCAATAAAGGCCGTGTCGTTGGCAGTCGCTGCCGAGATGCCTAGCCACACTTTGACGTCATCAGCGTCGGCCCACGTGACAATTTCGGACAGGATGGCGCCCGTCACGTTGGTGGTGGGGATGTCGTCTTGGTTGTTGACTAGGTATTGCACCGTGTCGGTGCCCAGGTCGACAGCGGTCAGGGTGTGGACGTGGTCCAGTTTGGGGTAACCGGTGCCGAAGATTGTGACCGTTTCCCCCACCACCAGGCCGGTGGCGTCGTCCAGCGTCAGCGTTACAACGTCGTCAGTGCACGCAATCGTCAGGATGGTGGCCATGGTGGTGGGGGTTCCGGTGGGGGTGAATCAAACGGCCTTGACGTACCGGTCGACGTCCAGCATCAGCGTGGACAGGTAGCCGAGCCACGAGATGTCACGGGACCGGGTCGAACCGTTGTCAACCGACAAAAAGCCCTTCGTCTGTTCGAAGATTTCAAAGCCGATGGTGTCGCCGAGGATGGCCACGCCGCTGTCAAAGTTGCGGTCCACGACAACCTGCAGACCGAAGGCCGTGAAATTGGCGGTGCCGGGCGTGGTGGTGCCCAGGGCGTTCATCGGTCCGACCTGCGGGAACAGGGGCCGGCCCTGGTCGTCTTCCAACTTGCCCAGGTTCTTCCAGTTGCCGGTGCCCAGGAACAGATGCGTGGGCAGGTGCCCGGTGCTGTTCGTGAGGATGTCCTCAGCGGCGTCGTACAGCCAGGTCAGCCAGTTGGTGGCGTCGGTCGACGCACCGGGGAATGCCAGGGTCTGGGTGGCGGCGGTCACGAACGCGTCAGCGGCCACGTTGTCGGTGGTGTCACCGTAGACACGGGCCATGTCGTCCAGCAGAAGGCTGATGATGTCCGGGTCAGACCAGTCCCGGATTTGCTCGCTGACGCGCACGTAGCCCCCATAACTGGACTTCGTCACCTGATTTTCCTTGATTTGGAATTCACCGGACTGCAAAGCGCCATTCTCCGAGGCCTGCACGGCCATGCTGGTGTGAACGTCAACGCTCGGCCGAATGAAAACCTTGCCGCTGCCCGGCATCGCCTTGGTGCCAAAAGCGTCGATGAAAGGCCTGTTGCCAATCAGTTGGTTGTAGACGGGCCCAACGATGGGCTCGGGCAGGACACCGTCATTGCTGGTGGTGGTGACGTCGGGGGCGGCGGCCTTGATCTGGTCGTTCATCAGGTGCCAGCGGTGCCCGCCCTCCAGGGCGGCGGCGATCCACTCGGCAGCCGAGGGAAGCGAAAACTTGCGGGGGACGGCCGGCACGGTCTGCACCGGGATGATGTCGGGCGCGGCGGCCTGCACCGGCTCGGGGGTCTGCTCGGTCATTTCGGGGGTCTCCGTTTCGGGGGTTGTGTTGGGGTTGTCGGGCATGTCGCCTTGGGCGGCGGCAATCTGGGTGATCTTGGCGTCAGCGAAAGCGGGTTCGTACACCACGGATAGTTCAGACCACCTGGCGGCCTTCACGATCGTCGTCGGGCCGTCCTGGGCGACCTGGGTAGGTTCGATACCGACACTGACGCTGTCGTAGGCGCCCATTTTCAGCAGGGCTACCAGGTCGTCACCGGCCCTTGTGCGGGCAATCTCGGCAGTGAACAACATGCCAGCGTCCGTGGACTCGCGGGCCGTGACGATGCCGACAACCTGGCTCGTGTCGTGCTCGGCCAGCAGGCGGGGCGCCGGGCCGTCGGTGGGCAGGGCGCCCGCTTCGATACGGACCCGCTGCCCGGTGCTGACGGTGGCGTCCACCCCGTAAGGGACAGCAATCCCGCTGATCGTGCGGGGCTGATCTTCACCGGCTGCGGCGTCAAGCGTCACGGCCTGCGCGTCGAATCGAATCACGCTTCTGCTCCTGTCTCCTGATTTACGGGGCCTTCAACCGGAATGTCAGCGGTCATGGCGGCCCCACGGATGTAAGCGTCAACGTCGAATTCCACGTGTTTGCCTCGGGCCAGCACCTGGTCACTAGACAACGTCTCTTGTATCGCCGTGATGTACGGGCTGGCCCCGAACGCGAGCAGGTCCACGCGGGCTTGCTGCGAATTCTGGTACACCATGCCGCCCACCGGAATTGCGACAAGCCACGCGGGCACCTGCATGACACGGGCCAGGTCCAGGGCGGCATACTGGCGGCCTTCCATCAGTTGCAGCGTGCTCGGGTTCGATTTGAATTCGACCCATTCCACGTGTTGATTCAAAGCGCCGACGGCCGACGTCTGGCGAGCGGTCGCCCAGGCAGCGGCCAGTTCGCCCAGTTCCTCCCCGGCCATCGGCTCCCCGTCTTTCTGCTGCAGGTAGCCTGCGGCAATTTCTGTGGACGCAAACCGCTTAGCCGCTTCGTCCAGCCGGTACGCAATGTCGATTGACCGGGCGCCGGTCCACAAGATGCCATCCAACGGGGACAGGAACTGCACCACGTTGGCGGGGTCCAGTTCGACACCGTTGAACAGGATGTGGGACGACGGACCGAACCACTCGGGGCCTGCCTGGTCGGGCGTGTTGATGCTGTCGTGCGGCAGCCACGTGAACGATGCCGGGAAACCGGTGGCGTATCTGCCGGTGATGGCGGCGAAAGCCCGCCCGTGCAAGATCATGTCTTTCGTCAGGGCCGCCATGAAGAATTGACGGGTGACGTGCGGGTCCGGTCGTGTCATCCACGATTCGCCGGGCACGTAAATGCGTTCATACGTTTCGCTGCCTGGGTCCCATTGCAGTGTGTAGGTGCGCAGGTCCAGGCTGGCAATGGTGGACGTAATTAGGCCGATTGCCCGCGACACCACCGGGATGGATAAGGCGCGTTCCGTGCTACGCCCGACGCTGTAGAACTGGAACGCGCCGGGCCTGCCCGCGCCGCCTGCAGCGGCCTTGACCTGCGACGCGCCGAAGGCTGGCGCAGGCTTGGAACGAAACAGACCCACGCGCGCAGTTTTCCACAGCCTGTGGGCGGCGCGTAAGGCTAATGCGCTATGCCGATCATCGGTTTCCGTACGGCCGACGTGGGGCGTGCTGCAAGGCCTGCGGCGGCCACCATGCACCTGGCCATTTCGATCGGTCCCGGCGACCGGGCTGACGTCAACGTGATTGCCGGGCCGGCTCGGCCCGCTACCGCCCGGTTGACGTGTTCCGTCATGGACGTTTGCCCGGCGTGCAACACTTTGCCTTCCAAGATCAGTGACCGCACCAGACCGGTGTACTGCGTCACTTCACGTTGCCCGAACATGGTTAGGCGGCGTTGCAGGTCGACAGGGCAGATGGCTGCCAGCCCTGGTGTGGCCAACAGTTGCACCGTTTTGTCTTGCATGACGTTGGCCACTTCGGTCCACAGTTGCCCGACGGATTCAACGACAAATTCGGACCGGGCCTGCAGACGTCCGTCAGTGCGGGCCACGACACGGACGCCGCAATATCGCAGGTCGGTTTGGTCGCTGTCGATTGCGAGCCAGCCGCCCGCGGGCATCGGGTCTGTCGTGGTCAATTTCTCCCAGGTGCCTGGTGGCAGCCAGGACCCGACGGCCGACGTCCACAAGTTCAGCGATGAACGCATGAAGTTGTCCCGGTCAGGTTGGGCGTACTCGTCTTCCAGGTCCTGCAGTGTCAGGGCGCCCAGGCCAATAGCCGGGTTACCCAAATGCCAGTACTGGCGGTCGTCAGCCATGGCGTTTGACGGTGGCGACCATTCGGCCATGTACAGGCGGCCCGGTTCCCCGGCTTCGATTGCTGCGATGCCACGTTCGCGCCAACGCATAAAGAATTGTGATTGTTCGGTGCCGGCAGTGGACACGAACAGGGCGAACGGGTTGGGCCGTGCACGCTGCGTTGGCAGTAACCCGGTTTCGATTACTTCCGAGTCGATCTTCCATATCTCGTCTGCTATGACCAGGTCGTTACTGGTGCCGTGACCGGCTCGGGCGTTAGCCGCTTCGATACGCCACCGGGCACCGTCAGGGTGATGCGCTTCCATACGCCCGGCGCTAACGAACGTCTTGAAACCGAACGATTCTTCCAGCACTGGGAACAGGGTGCGGGCCACGTCCTCGGCCACACCAATTTTGTGGGCGCAACTGATGACCTGTTGCGCGTCGTCGCCCCGCCACACTCGGCCTTCCGTCAGCCACCACCCCACCAGGGGGGCCAGCAGGCCACGCGTCTTACCGTTCTGCCTGGCCGTGGACACCAAAGCCCAACGGTGACGTAGCGCCTGGTCGGAATCCACTTCCAACATGCCGGTCAAAGCTCCGACCTGCCACGGGTACAAATCTACGTCTAGGTGAAGTTTTGCCCAGCGGGCCACATCGGCGCCGAGCGTCATCCCACCCCAAGCCGGTGTGACCAACCTGGGGCCGATCTTGCCGGGTTCGACACCATTAGGCACGATCGGGACCGGCTCGGCCGCATCTGCCCGGTCTTGGCGAGAGTGCGCAGATATTGGGCGGCGATGT